TTCCTTCATTGACGCGGTAAACTTGACCAGCGGAAACAGGCCCGCCAGATGCACGGCTCTTGCCGCCGAATAGGCTAAAAAAGCCACCGACTGCGCCACCGATGCCGCCACCCATTGCACCGCCTAGGGATTCCAGCAAGGGCTTAATGACAAGCAACTGGAACGTCAGTTCGATAAGCTGGGCAAGAAACCGCTTGCCAGTGTCCTCCAAAACATCACCTAGATTGCCGCCGTTGACGATTGCATCAGCAAGGCCACGGTTCAAATCTTTAAGCGCGTCAACGCCAAATTTTTCAGTTTCATCCCCAAAGTCGAGTTCGTTTATATCTTTTAGATACTGCGCCGATGGCGATAGGTTGCCGTTTTGGGCGTCTAATGCCCGACGGTCCCCTGCGATTAAAATACCGGCACGAATAGCCTCTAACTCTTGACGCTTTGCATTGCTAATCTCTTTATCAAGTAACTGGCGGTCAACGGCATCGAGCGCCGCTTGTGTTTCAGTTTCAGCAATTTGCGCGGCAATGCGCGCACGGTCTTTGATTGACGTTGCTAAATCATATTCGTTTTGAAGCGCAGCAATGGCATTACGCGCTTGAATTTCCGCTAAATCAGCAGTTTCTTGTGCAAGGTCAGCCCGCTTACGCGCAGCAACGGCTTCCTCCTCCTCAAACGCCAGTGTTTCGATTTGCTGGATTAACCTTTGCTTTTGTGCATCGGTATAATCATTTTCGGCCTTAATGCCTTCGATTGCTTGTGACTTTGCCAACTCGATTGAGCGCAGTTCAAACTCCGCCTTTTCCTCTGCCGACTTGGCAACGGATTGTTGAGCGGATAGCGTTTGCTGCGTTAAGGCAATCAACTCTCTGTTAAATCGCTCTTCAATTTCCTCTGCGCTTGGCCCTGATGCGCCGCGAGATCCGCCACCCGCCCGGCCAGCCCTTGACGTGCCCGCGCCAGTTGTCGGTGTTGTGGTTGCGTCTTTTGTCGTTTGCGGCTTTATCACCCCGTCAGGCAGAGTTGAAAGAAATTTAATGTTGGCGCGTTCCTGCCTTATGAGCGCCCGTTGCTGGGCAATATTTTCCCTATCGGACTTCCCGCCAATAATGTCTAATCCGCTAAGAACGCCACCAAATGCGTTAAACTTTACAGCTTTGACCCGGCTCCGAGACTTATTTAATGAAGTTTCAGCCTCTGCAATGTTTGCCTGTGAAACGGCAATGGCCGCAAGGCGAGCGTTAGCCGCAAGTTCCACATATTTGGCAATAGCGCGCCCCATTGCAGCGCCTAACTTGTCAAATTTGCCCCCCGCGATTTCTGCCGTTGCACCGGATTGTCCAACATTTATTCCAGCAGCCTCCGCCGCCGACTTATAAGTCTTAAACCGCTCCTCCGCCTCCGCCAGTTTGGCCGTAGCATTGGCCGTCGCGTCCTCTAGATTGTTGCTTTCCGTAACCAAAAAACCGAGCGCAGTAACCAGCGCAGTTACAGCAAGAAAAGGAACCGTTTTGCCAAGCGCATTCATAGCCAGCGCAGTTTTTGTCGCCGAAGCAGTCGTGCCATTTAATGTTGCAGCAAGTCCGATACTTGCAACCTTTAGGCCAGTAGACGCTACCGTTGCCGCCACAAGCCCCGACACATATCTAACGCCAATTACAGCACCGATAGTTGCAAGTGCCGGGATTATCTTATCCAGATTCTTGGCCAGTAATTCGATTGCGCCGGAAAAAACCGCAGTCGTGGCGGCACCTGTTTGCGATTGGCCGGCATAGACGGTGAACGCGTCGGACAGCGCTTGGAGGCTGGCTGCAATCGTTAGGTTCGCGCGACTTGCAGTTTCCTTGACCTGATCCGTTCCCTTAAGCGCGGCCTGCACAAACTCTTGCACCGATAGCTCGCCCTTGAAGATTTCGGCGCGCATCTTGGCCAACGAACCGCCAAAGCGGTCAATATTGTTGGCCACCGCCTGCAAAATAGGGCGAGCGCCATCATTGATTGAATTGTATTCCTGCGCCTGCACGACAGTGCCGCCGAGTAACTGCGAAAACTGTTGCAGCGCGCCAATCTGGGCCGCCGTTCCAGCGCCCTGCGCTTTAATCGCAGCCGACGTGAGTTCGGTTAGCTTAAGCTGATCAGCCTGATTAAGATTCAGTTCTTTAGAGGCCGCAGATACGTTGCCGTAAAGTTGCGCTAGATCGACAAGCGATGTGCCGTATTGCTGGGCAGTTGCGAATAGCTTAGCCTGCACCGCTTCAAGTTGCTCGCCTTCTAATCCGGCGATTTTCAGCGCGTTTTGAAGTTTGGTAAAGTTGTCTAAGACGCCCGCAATTTGCTGAACGCTAAACGCCCCAGCCAATGCACCCGCGATACTGCCAAGCGAGCTTGATATAGCGCCGCTGGAACGCTGCATCTGGCGCTCCAAATTTCGGATAGAGCCTTCCTGCCGACCAAGGCTTGAAGTCACAAGCGACGTGGTGGATTGCAACTGCGCCCGATATTGCTTTAAGTCGGCGCGAATCTCTAAAACTAAGGGGTCAACTTCAACAGCCATTATACAACCCCATGCGCTTTGTTAAACTCGCGCAAACGCCTTGCGTCGGCCTCGCTTATTGGCTTCTTGCCATCGCCGCTATCATTGTGCGCTTCTAATGCCTCGAAATATGCGCTCATTGAAGTTCGCTCCCAATCGAGATGCAAAACACCGCAGCTCGCTATTATGCTTCCTTTTGGGAGAGGTTCTGGTCGGCCTCTTCGCTTACGGCCACTTTTTTTTTAACCTCAACCCCCTCAACCACTGCCCGCACGATTGCCCACGCAACCCCTAAGCATTCGGCTATAGGGCGCACCGGAAAGCAATAATCATCGACCAACTGCTTTGCGTCTATCGGCGTCTGCCCGCCGCCTATCAAGCCGAGACGGATAGCCTCGCGTATGTCTTTTGCATGAGCCTTGCCGCCGCCCATAAAAACAGCGCCACCGTCAGCCGATAAGCCAAGGCCCGCGCTGAATTCCTCATATATTTCAAAAATGGATTTACTGCGACGGGCACCATCGGCATCTAGCCAACCGCAGTTTCTTTCCAGTTCAAATATCTGTGGCAAGAGCAATGCAAAATGATACTCGCCATCGGCAAATTTAAGATCGACGCCGGTGTCCATGGACCTTTACCTTATGGCGCTGCCACGTAGGTTAGGTCGCCTTCACCTTCAAACGTGAACTCTTGGCTGGATTCACCTTCGGTTGCGATGCTCTTGTTGTTCGCCGTCAAGATTGCAAGGCCGGAATCCGTGCCAAGCAAATCACCGCCCGCTGTGCCATCATCAGCGTAATACTCAATTTTGTAATTTACCTTTTTGCCAAAAAGGTTTGTGCGAATTGCAGATTCAATCGCTGCATTTGTCAGGCCAGTGCTAGTCGCCGTCCAACTTGTGCCAAGGATTTTGACTTTTTGCGTTCCGGGAACGTTAGGGGTAGCGCAATCACGAACGCGAGTGCTTGACGTTTCGGCAACCTGATTTACATTTACGTCAACCACACCGCAAAGCGCCGTAAACACTGGCGTTGCTGCCATGTTGCTGTATTTGATAAGAGCAAAATCATATTGGACAGGACGAGACATACTTGGGGTTCCCTTTGAAATTTGGGAAATACTAGCCCGCGTTTGCCATTTAATTTACCGCCGTCACACGCAAAATTGCTTATGCGAATTTATCCCTAATCAACAATCCGCAACGTCGGCTTAAATGCCTCTTGCGGCCCAGCCACGCCTTCAACCCAAGCGGCCATGACGGCGTTCTTATCGCGCTCTGGTAAATCATCGCACATATCCGCAATATCGTCAGCGTCCAGTTGACCTACGGCGACAAGGCGCTTAATCAGGGCTAAGGCTATATTCATGGACGTAATTTTTACCTTTAGCCCAATCCTATACTACGGACAGTCAAACTTGACAAATCCGGCGGTTTTCTTTAGAAAAATCGGGCCGCAACGATGTGTCTAGCATCGTGCGGCCCTATCATAATGCAAGGATACTGCACCATGAATAAAACCACATTACCATCTATAGAATTTTTGCGTCAAGCCCTCCGGCACGATCCGGAAAGTGGTTTGCTTTATTGGAGGCCGAGAACGGCGGATATGTTCGACGCCAAGCAACTGGGCAATGAGCGCTCCGCGTTAGCTTGGAACCGAAGGTACGCTGGCAAGGCTGCGGATCAAGTGTCGTCTAACGACTATTTTACCGTTCAATTAAAAACCAGAAAGTATATGGCGCACAGGGTTGTTTGGGCCATGCACAATGGTGCGTGGCCGGATGGCGAAATTGACCATATAAATCACAATAGGCAGGATAACCGGATTCAGAATTTGCGCGTGGTTAGCCGACTAGAAAATTGCCATAACTTGTCAAAGCGCCACGATAACACCACCGGCGTAACTGGCGTTTATTGGGATAAAAATCACGAGAAATGGTACGCGCAAATAAGGCTTGGAAGCAAGACAAAGCACCTTGGCAGATACCATGATAAGTCCGAAGCAATAGCGGCAAGGCGGGCCGCTGAATTACATTTAGGCTATCACAAAAACCACTGCAATTAAGCCATGACGCGGGCAGAAACGACGCAGAAGTAATGATATGCGTCACTTTCTGCCCCATCCTGCAATAGCTGCATTTCGTTCAGCCGAAAACGGATTGTGCCGCCCGGAAAATCTGCGCGATTGTTATCAAGTGCTTCCTCAATAGCCGCGCCAATCCGTGAAGCATAATCCTCTGCCGTTTCGACCTCAACCCCGCCGTTAAGGCGCGGCTTGGCAAAAGCATGGATGCTAAACGACACTATTGCCCCGCGTATACATGATGCACGCACAGGAAGGCTTTGCGTAGGCCCTTGCTTGATAAAGGGCCATGTAGGAATTGCAGGAACGCGCTGGCTATATATCCGCGCCGCCGGAACGATTGCGGTTAAAGCAGCGTTAGACTTTAATATGGAGAGTGCCGCCCTTCGGGCCTCTCGCTGTAGGCTTGTCATCGGCTTGTTCCTCTACAAGAGCGCCCGCTTTTGTGGCGGCTTCAATAACTTCGGCATCAACAGTTTCGTTGCCAGCCTTAAATTCGATTGTCCGCAATGGTGTGCGGAAGGTGTATTCTTTTGCAAACTTTGCCATATCAATTTCCTATTTTGAACAAGATTTCCTATTTTGAACGAGATTTCCTAAGCGCCGCGTTTAATCCTTTAACCACCAACGCCCGCGCTGGCTTCTTTTTCTTATCCCGCGCTGGGCGCATGAATGGCCGCTCCCCATTTAGATTGCCGCTGTGGTCAAATTCCAATGCCACCGCGTAACCGCTATTTGCTGTTACCTTGACCTTGAACGGCGTTATTTGCGTTGTCTCTATAGAGCGGTCAAGTCTGTGCGTATCGGCGTTCGGTGCTTCACCGGGCTTTGATGGAACGTGATTCTTTCCAGACACTGCCCCACGGGTGATTGACAGCGCCGCCTCGTTTTCTATTAACTGCCCAGCGGCAAATAGGGCGCGACCGACATTCAAGGCCACCAGCGGGCCATCCAATGCCTTTAGTCGGTTTATATGCGCCCTAGCGCCGCGTATTGCCATTAACCCGCCACACTGCGCCCGATAACAACAATATCATAAGTCACAGCCGTGCCAGAGCCACTGTTTGCAATTTTCAGCAAGTCGCCCGT